ACGTACCCGCCCCCGGAGATCACCTGATTGCCGTTCGTGGTGATGAGTTGCTCCGGGTCGAGGAACGTATCGGTGTTCAACTGCGCGATCGTTGCCGGGGTCGCGTGGATGAAGCCCTTGCGCCCCGTCGCCCCGATCGCGTTCTCCAGGTAGGAGAGCGCGACGATCGGGGACTTCGCCGCCCCGCCGAGGATGGTCACGTTGGAGTCGCCCAGCGAGGGGTTCGTCACAACGCCGCCGACCTCGAACAGTCCGGCGAGAGCCCGTTCGACCGTCCAGGAGTAGGTCGCCTCCAGCGTCTCCAGCGACCAGTCGCGGATGAAGTCGAAGCCGATCGACGAGCAGGTGACAGGCAGGTAGCAGACGAACGGATCGAATCCAGCCTGCGGGAATCCGTCGCCCTCGTCCTTGACTCCCCCGAAAGTCGTGTCCGTCGTGTCGCAGGCGTTCCAGCCAGCGGGCGGATCACAGGGGTAGCCGATCAGATTGACGCCGTTCAGCCAGCGCCCGGTGTCGTCATCAGCAACAACGACACCGGGTGTGTTCAGAAGCGAGTGCCGCGGAGCGACAGGACGGGGACCGTCCAAGTCAACCCGTGGCCCCGCGATCGCCTGGATTGTCATGTGCGGTCCCCTTCCTCGTCAGTTGCTAGGAGCAGGCGATCGCCGTGCCCGTGCCCGGGAACTCAGCGTTCGGGCAGAGCGTTGCGGTGATCCAGTACGCGGCCTGCTGCGGCCCGATCAGTGCGACGTTCTCGAACGTCTCCCCGAAAATCTGGAAGTCGTTGGTCGAGTTCAGCGTCGAGTCACGGACGATGCCGAGGTTGAGTTCCGCCATGTCGAGGTGGAGGAACGTCCCCTGCGGGAAGAACGCCATCTGGTAGGCCGTGGGGAAGCCCTCCAGACCGGCGCCCGTGCCCTGGGACGCATCCGCGATCTGCGACGTGCCGGATGACGGCGTGTCCATGTACCACGTCACGTCCACGCCGATCGACGCGAGGTAGTCGCGAATGTCGCCCTCGGTGCGGTAGCGGTCGAACTGGTTGCCGACCGTATCGACCAGGAGCGCGTCGAGCAGAACGCGCGGAGCGAGAAGCTGGAACCGCGCCTCGTTCGGCATCCGCAGCCGGGAGCGAATCCCGTACTCGGCCTGCTCGATGATGTTGACGAGATGGATCAGGGAGCCGAGCGTCGCGAGCCCGCCCGTCACCTTGAGCGACTGCGCCTTGATCCGGTCGAGAAGGTACTGCTCCGCGATCCGGGCATGGCCCGCCATCGTCAGGTCGTTCTGGTTCGCGACGAACTCCGGCCACGACATCGCGACGAGATTGCCGAACTCGCGGCAGTGCGCGATGACCGTCACGGCCGTCTCGGTGTACGCCGGGCAGTCGAAGTCGAGGCACTGCTTGGTCGCGAAGGTGCCGCCAAGCGCGTCCTCTGACTCCGTGATGACCGTGATCGCCCCGCCTACGTCCGCGATCGTGCCGGGCGTCGGGACGTTGATCCCGCCGCGCTGCGCCCGGAAGGACGGCAGAGCGTCACGCACCGGCCTGTCACGGACGGCAAGCTGCGGGATCGTGTAGATCGGCTCCAGCGGAGCGCAGAGGCCACCGGACGCGAGCAGCACGTCCATCGAGTCCCTGCCGAAGTACGGCGATCCGATCTTCGCGATCTTCTCGGCGTTCCCGCCCACGTCCGACGCAAGCAGCACGCGGTCGTCGGGGAAGTTGCCGGAGAAGTCGAGGGTCGCGACCCGGTACTTGTCCTCGCGGCCGTCCTTCGACTTCGACGGACGCCCGAGGCTGTCCATCATGCGCCGGAGGGCATCGCCCACCTCGGCGCCTGTGGTCATCTTCGTGCCCGGGGTCAGGGACGGGACGAGCCCGGAGGCGACGAACGCCAGCGGCTCCCGCTCCTGCACGACGATCCGATCCTCGGCCGGGGCCGGGGGCGCTGCGCGGATCATGCGCGGCTTCTCGGGCTCTGCGTCCGCGACGAGCGCAACTTCCTTCGCCTCGGAACCTTCGCCATCGCCGCCGTCTCCGTCTCCGTCGCCCTCGTCCCCACCGTCGCCGGACTCCGCGACGACCTCGGCGGTCGTGGCCTGGGCCTCGGCACCCTCGCCGTCGCCCTCACCATCTCCGTCGCCATCGCCGCCGTCGCCGTCGCCCTCACCGTCGCCAGACTCGGCCTTGATCGACTGTGCGATCTCGGCCTTGCGGGTCTGGTACGTCTCGGCCGCGGCTGAGCGTGCCTGTGATTCCTCCCTGAGCGCCATGATCGCGAGGGCGCCCTTCTCGTACTGCGCGATCACCTCGTCGGCCGGAAGCCCACGCAGATACTCCACGTCCTCTGCGTCGATCAGTTCTGCGGCCTTGAGGTGCTGCGCCAACAGGTCCGAAAGCTCTGGGGCGCTGAGCGCCTTGAGGTCTTTCGGAAGCTCTGGGAACAGACCTTCCATGCCAATCCTTTCGGTCGCGTTACGGTAACGCGGCCTCACGCTATGGATCGGCCTGGGCGCGGCCCGACTATGCGGGCGCTCGCCGTTCGCGGATTGTTGTAGCACGCTGGGCGGATGGCAACAAGCTCAGAGAGTCCAGTCGTACCGCATCGCGTCCCGGGCAAATAGCCACGCGACTCGCCCACGGTCGCGCCCGGCCGAAGCCCGCGTCCCGATCGTCGAGGGCTCGATGTCGGGGTGTTCGACGATCGAAGGAACAGTCGCCCAGACGGTCTGGCGGTTGACCATCTTCCAGCGCCCGCCCATCGCGTCGTCGGAGCGGGGGATGCGCTGACCGGGCAGGCCCGGATTCGCGAGCGCCCAATCCCGGAACTCGCGCAGCTTCACCGTCGGCCAGAGAATCGCGACGATGGGCAAAAACGAGCGCCAGTTGACCCGCACGTACCGCTGGCCGTACTTCATCGCTTTCGCCGCCTCGTGGCTCACATCCCGGGGCAGCTTCGCCAGGAACAGGCACACCGGGTCGTCGGGCTTCGTCCGGGCGATGTCGTGCAGGGCGGGCACGAAATTGTCCGCGATTTGCACGTCATCTTGGACGATCAGGAGGTGCTTGCATCTCGGGATGTCGGTCATGCACGACAGGTATCCGCCCCACGGCGAGGGGGGGTCAGACTCGTGCGTGACAACTTCCGTTGGCAGCGGTGCGAGACGCTCCAACAGTTCGGGGATCAGATGGGAGCGCGACGGGTGGTGCTGAACCCGGACGCGGATCACGCCAAGCGCGTAATCATCCAGAGCATTTCGCCAATGCCCACGTCGTAGGTGCCGACCGACCCGGCGTTGTCAGCGAACATTTCGAGCCAGAGCGCCTCTCCCGCGATGAAGCGTTCGGCCGTGATCGCGCCGGTCATGTCGTTACTCGGGTTGTTCGGGTCGCAGCTTGCGAACTGATCCATCCCGTTCATCGTCCCGGCACCGCCGCTCACCAGTTGCCGAGTCCACTGGATGATGCTGGCCGCGCCGTTGATATTCAGCTTGAACGACATCGAGTACCAGCCGTCGGTCAGCACGTCCACGAACTTGCCCCCCGCACGGAGAGAAAGGTCGCTGCCGACGACCGGCGTGAACTCGGTCCACGTCAACGGCGTGACGGTGCCCATGTTCGTCGTGATGCTGTCCCCGACTAGCTCCAGCCAGCTAGAGCCGACCTCGAAGCCGCCGCCCGAGCCCTCGACGGTTGTGGCCCAGGCTTCGCCTGGGTCGCGCGTGCGAACAATCCGGGTCATCAGTCCTCCGATGAGCAGCCGAGCGCGTTGCCGCGCTTGGCGATGTGCGCCCGGACAGCGGCCCGCTTCCCTGCCGGAGCCCGCCCGACCGCCTGACGTGCGTTCTGCCAGTCCGAGCAATTGCGGATCGGGAAGCTGCCGTCCGGCATCGCCGCGCCGGTCTTGGCGAGCCTGGCCCGCTGATCCGCTGTGAACGTCGCCGCGGTCAGCGCCTCGTACTCGATGCTTTCCGCGATCATCCGCTTGCGGAGGGTGTAGTTCGGCCCGCCCCGCTCAGCGACTTCCTCCATGTCGATCACCTCCGAGTAGCCGGGCAGGATCAGAGCCTCGACGCCCTCGCCCGAAGCGGTCAGTGCGACCTGGGGCGTCTGGAAGCCGGGAACGCCCACCGCGAGCGCCCCGATCAGTTCGAGCCATCCGTTCATGCCGCGCCAGTCGCCGGAGGGCGGGTTCGCCCTCATGTCGCGGAGCCCCTCCCGGCTCAGGTCGGAACGCGCGGCGCCGGTCAGGTAGATGCCGTGCTTGCCGTCACGCGCACGAACGAACGCACCGACAGATGATGTCTTGTCGTAGTGCGATCGCGCCTCGACGAGCCCCGCGGTCAGCGAGGCATGAGGCCCGCCGTAGACGATCTTCCCGACCGGCACCATCTCGCCCTCGGCCGTCTCCATCTGGCCGAGGTGAAATCCCTGGTAGCCCGTCTTGGACGGCTTCGCTTTGACACACTCCGAGAGCGGCCCGTTCAGGAAGCCGGTGTGGCAGGCGTCCCAGAGGGCGAGGTGCCCGTGGACGCGCCCATCCGGGTCGATCGTCAGGGGCTCCGGGTGGTCGGGCTCCGGCGCGTCGAACCACTCGCGCGGCGGCGCCAACGGCGCAACTTCAAGCACTGACACGGCTAGCCAC